CCAAGGCGCAAAGGCGAAGAAGGCGAACACGAAGTTATCAAGGATTTGGCCAATAAGGGTGGAGCCAATGGCGCGCACAAACAACTTAAACCCGTTGTCCGTGTTGCTTTGCTTCCACTTCTTGCCCAACAAGCCCATGATGCCATTGTTGGTGAACAGGCCGATGTAATAGGCAAGCATGCCGAACAGCACGTAGCGCCAATTGGTGCCAAGCACAACCGCGTAGCACTCGTCAACGAACCCGTCAATGCCGGGCAATGCCACCGTAATGGCAATAATGCCACTGATGGCAAGTTGGAAAATGTAGGCTATGGCGCCAATTTTAATGGATTTCCTATACCCATAGCACTCAACCAGGATATCCCCGATAAGCATGGGAACAAAGGATAGGAAGAGGGAAGCGCAATCGCCATAGCCACCTAAAAAGGTGGGGAACTTTACGGTTAGCAAGGACATGGGTATGAACACCATGCCATACAAAACGAGAATGGCGGTCAGCACTTGTGCCTTGCCAATGTGAAACTTGCGTAGCAAGTTCACCGTTTTTAGAGTTAGTTTACCTTTCATTTTTAATCTCCTAAGTGTCAAACAAACTTTTGCGCGATGGAATGGGAGGGCCTTGGCTACCAACTATTTCGCCATTTATGTAGGAGGCGTTAAAGCACGCCCTCTCATCCGTACTTTCCATTAGGGCTTCATAACTCCACCCCAACTCGGCCACGTATTGCCGTAGCGTCTCCTCCGTGGCGTACCCAAACTTTTTTGTAAAGTGTGGGTGGGAGGCGCTTTTCTTTGTGAGGTTTGTTATTGCCAAATCCCCATACTTGCAAATTATGTGCCCATACCTTGCGCTAACCGCGTACCCAGTTGAATCGCTGCTTGAGCAATCTATGTAGGGCAAGTCCTTTGGGTGGTTGTACCCCAATAGGTGTATCCACGCGTTGGGCAACCTTTCCCTTATGTAGGCGCATATCCTTTGGGCGTATTCCCTAGGCCCCTTGCCGGGGTTGCTGTTCTTTCCGCTCATGTTGCTGCCCAAGCCGAAGCACACGTAGGGCGAGCCATATTGCTTGCACAATGCAAGGTAGGAATCCAATACCCACAAGGGCTCCCCAAAATGGTACACTGGGGCTATTTTTTCTGGGCACCACACGCCCTTTAGTATGCGCTCAAAGTTGCCTATGCTTACCTGGCATTTTTCCTCCATGGTAAGGTGCGCAACGTTTTGGTCATGTTGTATTAGGTCAACGCTAACAAAGAACCTTATGTACTTTGGCTTGGAGTTAATAAACGCAATGTAGGCGTCCACGTCAATTGGCTTGCCCCTTCTTGCGCTAAAGGCCCCACTGTCCATCATGGCCAAGTTTTTGTAGCCAAGTTCGTCCGCCATTTCAACAAAGCACTCGTAGCCCTTGGGGTCATAAAATGTTAAGAGCAACGCCATGTTGTTTTTAACCAACCACCTAAGCACGTTTTTGGCCGGGGAACTAAAGTAACACGTTTTTTCCATACCCTAATTATACAGAACCTCAAAACAAGGAGAGGGAATGCACCTTTGGCTTGTGCGTTATGGCATCCGCTATAAGTTGGCATTGCGTGGCGTTAAACCTCCACCTTGCCTTGTAATCGGACACAAGTTCCTCGTACGTAAACCCAAACTTGGCCACGTATGCCCTCAGGGCCTCCTTTGCCTGCGGGGGCATGTGCTCCACGCTCTTGGCGTCACCCCTGTCGCTAACGCTTAGCGCGCCATATTCCTTTGTCATTATGGTGCCCACGGAGGCGCTCATAACCCAAGACGCAAAATCCGCGCTGTAAAGGGGTTGGCTGTTTAGCACGTCAACCACCCCCACGCCCAACGCGTGCACTTGCACGCCTTTGTTTTCGCTTTCGTTTATTATGTTAAAGCACTTGGCCAAAAAGTCAAAAAACTCCTTTTGCTTTCCGCTCGTTTTTGGCCCAGATACGCAAATGCTCGGAACAAAGTGCACGCCATCGTGCTTTGTTTCCACCATGGCCTTAAGGTATTCCCAAGGCTCCGCGTAGTGAAAAACCGGCATGATTTTTTCCGTGCGCTTCACCTTGGTAAGCATGTATAGGTAGTTCTTTCTGCTTTCCTCAGCGCCCCTCATGGACATTTCCGCGCTTATTTTTCCGCTGACAACCCCCGGGATAAAATCCAATTCAACAAACCTATCCACCATGGGGTTTTCGTTTATGTACTTGCAATAGTCGTCAATGTTTATGGTTTTTCCGGAGTTAAACACGCTAAAGGCGCCAGAATCCACCATCACCATGCCCTTGTAGGAACCATTTTCCTTGGCCTTGCAATACCTATCGATGTCCGTGCGTTGGTAGCCATAGGAAAGAAGCCTGGGGTAATCCCTCTCCATTATGTAGGCGTCCGTGGTTGGGTCCACGCTGCCAGCTAAAAACAACTTAAAGTTTGCCATACCCAAATTATACAGAAAAGGGCGTTTCAACCCTTACCTTGCACACGTATTTGCGGAGGCCATACCTTGCGCAACCAAGGCAAACAAACCTATGCCTTCCGTCAACAAAGCGTGGCATTGGCCACTTTCCAACGTAAACCCTAAAGCGCATGCCATAGGGCACGCGCCTTGAAATAAGCAACGCCTCCGAATCCCCAATTACAACGTCGGACCACGACTGCATGCTTAGGCATTTAACTATCATAGTTTAATTTCCTCCCCAGTCCACCGCTTGGACACCGTAACGTCGCATTTCATTTTAATGTGCACCTTTTCGTGGCAAGCCTCAACCATAAGTTGTTGCATGCGCTCGGCCACTTGCTTGGCGTTTTGCTCTGGGCACTCCCCAATAATTTCGTCGTGCACAACAATTAAAATTCTAAACCCAAGTTGCCTTAGCAAGGGGTCGCGCCACATTTTTCCCATGGCAACCTTGCTCATGTCGGCGGCACTGCCCTGAATAACGGAGTTGCAACATTGGCGCTCCGCGTCGGCAAGCCTTAGGGAGTTGTCCTTTATAACAACGCCCTCAAGCGCGGCCTCCGCAATAACTTGTTGCTTTTGCGCGCCAAACGCCCTCTCCATGCGTTGCCACCACTTTTTTCTGTCCGCCTCGGTTAGTTGGTACGCTTGGGCCACCGTGCCAAACGCAAATGGGTTAAAGTCCCTAACAAAGCCCTCCTTGGCCGTTATTTCGTACTTGGGCAATTGCATGTCCGGAAGCCTTCTGCGCCTTCCCCATAGGGTTTCCACGTATCCGTATTTGCGCGCAAACTCCATGTTGCGGTCAATAAATTGCTTAATTTTTGGGAAGGACTTGTGAAAGGCGTCAATGATGCGTTGCGCCTCTTGCTTGCTAATTTTAAGTTCCTCCGCAAGCGCCGGCGTTTGCTTTCCGTACATAAGGCCAAGCAAAATGGCCTTAAATTGGCTTCTTATTTTGTGGCCCTCCTTGTTTTCAACGCGCTCCCCATTCGGCCCCAATACCCAACTTCCGTCTGGGTTAACCAAAAACTCTCGGCAATCGTTGTACGCCCTGCCGGTTGCAAGGGACGCAATTTCCGCGTAAACGTCCCTGTCCTCCTCATACGCCCTTTTAAGGTTTTCGTCCCCCGAAACCTGGGCCATAATGTGGGGCTCCTGCTGACTGTAGTCGGCGCCAACCAAAACAAAGCCCGGCCTTGCAACAAACATTTTTCTAATTTTGTCGTCGTGGCTTGGTATGTTTTGAAGGTTTGGCTCGCTACTGCTAAAGCGCCCGGTAACAACCCCATCCTCCTCGGTTCCGCATTGGTTAAAGGAGGCGTGCAAGGCGCCGGTGCGTGGGCTTACGCATTGTGGCAACTTGTCAATGTACGTCGTTAAAAGTTTTTCTATTTCCCTGCAAGCCAAAGCCTTTGCAAACACGGGCTCCCTAAGTTGCCCTAGAATTTCCTTGCCCGTCCCCCTTGGCTTCTTTTTGTCAATTGGGGCCTTGCCAAGCACGTCATAAATAAATATGGCCATTTGTTGCGGACTGCTGTACTGGGGCACGTCCGGCAATTTTCCCGGATGCTTCTTTTGGTAGTCCTGAATTTGGGTGGCGTATTTGGCCATTTCCAACTCATATTCCCTTTGCGCCTCGGCAAGCCTTGCGCCATACTCCTCGCTCAATTGCTTGGCGTATTCAACGTCAATTAAAACGCCATTGCTTTCCATGTCAACGACGGTGTCAATTACGGGCATTTCAACCTCCCTAAAATGCTTGCCAACGCCTTGCAACCCATATTGTTGGGCTTCCGAAACAAGCAATTTGTGTTGGTAAATGCAAACAAGCGCGGTCATTTCCGGGTCGTGCGCCGCGTATAGGGTTGCAACGTCAATGGGTATGTCCGGAAACCTAATCGACTCAAACAAACTGGAAAACGAAAAAACCTCGTCCTCCTTGTTGGTAACGTAGGTGGAGTAAAGGTACTTAAGCGTGTGCCTTTCGTTTTCGTTAATTTCCTGGGCGGCAATAAGCGTGTCCCACCATGGGCTTGGCATGCGCACGCCAAACTTGATTAAAAACTCCTGCACGTCAAACCTGGCGTTTTGGTAAATGGTTTTGCAACTTGCCAACTTGCCAATCCATTGCGCAACGTATTGGGGGCTAAGTTGCCCCTGAACGCGTTGCTTTGTCCAATAGGAACGGTGGTTAATTGGCACGTAGCACGCAACCATGGTTTCCGTGGGGTTGTTCCAATCAAAGGTGCAAAGGCTAAAGCCCGCAATGTCCTTGTCATAGTGGCCATACTCAATGTTTCCGTCGGTCTCGGTGTCTATTGCAACGTACCCATATTGCAAGCACTTGCCTATAAACGCCTCAAAGTCCGCCTTGTTGGCCTCCATAAAGGTTAAATACCTGCCCTCATACTTGCCCAAGGCCGCCCTAACGCGCGAAATGGCCTCCTCCAAGGCATTTGCGCCTTGGGAAGAGGCCTTGCGCGTGGTGGGTTGCTTTTGGGCCTTTTTGGCCACCCTTAAATCGGCTTGCTTGCTAACAAGCCTGTCAAGGTCAAACAACCCACCCATGGTTAGAACCTCACACGGCGTCCGCCACGCGCGGATGGGGCGTCCTGAACAACCCCATTTTCGTCAACGTTGGGCTGAGGCGCAACAGGGGCCTGCTGAGGGGCAGGGGTTTGCGCCATCCCACCCTGTTGTGGGTACTGGGGCGCGTGCAAAGCGGGCTGAAAAGCGGGCTGAGGGGCCGGTTGGGCGAATGGGGCCTGAGGCGTTGGCTGGGCGTCCCAAGGCTGAGCCGGAGCCCCGGGTTGTGGCATTGGCGGAACGTTTGGAACGTATGGGGCCGGCTGAGGGGCCGGGCTTGGCGCGTGGTACGCAACCTGCGCCTGTGGGGCGGGGTTGGCGTCCAACGGCCTTCCATACGCGTCAACGCGTGTTTTTTCCGGTTGTGGGAAATCCCCATGTTGCTGCCAGTAGCGCGCTCCGTTCCAATCGACGGTCCTTAGGCAACCACTGGTGTGGACGTCAATGGGCTTAACCGGAATTTGGTCAAGCGTGACGTCGTCAATGCTGATTGGGTAAATGGTGTATTCAGTCTGCTTGCTGCCCTTTGCGCCAATACGGGTGATTTCAAAAATGGCACTGCAAATGGGCCGTCCGCCACTCATGTTTGCAACTGCCGCAAACGCGGCGCGAAGGCGCTCAGCAAAGGACGCAGGGCGCGTCCAAATCTTAAGGGCGTTTGCGTCAACGTCGTAGAGTTGCATGTACAACTCCGTTTTTGGCTTTAGGCCGGCCTCGCAAAATGGGCACGCGTCCACGGGTTGGTCGCCACTGGAGCGCAGGCATTCGACGGTTAAATCCCACTCCTTGCCCATGCTTGTTTTAACGTGGGCCCTGTGGGTGGTGTAGATTTCAATCTCCTCAAGGGAGTTCACAAGGAAGCGCACGCGCGCCTTGTCCCCGTGGTCAACAAGTTTCAAAAACTTGCTTTCCTTTGTGTCCGAGTTTCCGCTCGGCGAAGTTGCGGATGGCGTTTGGCCAATTTGGTTCCAACTTACTTTTGCCATAATGTATTTTCTCCTTCAAATTATGCGTTTGCCCCTTGCGTTACTTCGCTAACCAGTGGGGCAATGACCGGAACTCCTCAAACGTTAAGTCGTTTACGTCCTTGCCTTGTGGGAGTTCAACCCAAGACACGACGCTATGGCCAAGTTTTTTTGCAAATCGGTCCTTTCCGCTCCTTCCCGCGGCGTCGCCATCGAAACATAGCACGTAATGGCGTATTCCGCTTTTTTCAAGTTCCTTGTATTGGCGCTCCGCGCCCAAGCCAAACAACGCTATTGCTTGGTACCCCCAACCCCATAGGGTTAGGCAATTTATTACGCTCTCGCAAACAAACACGGTTGGGCTTGTTACAAAATTAAGGGCGTAAACCGGCTTTTCAATGCCTTTCGGTATGTCAAACCTTTTTCCGTTGCAACTGCGCCTGGTGACGCACACAAACCTTCCCTTGGCGTCCCACACGGGAAACGTTAGGGAATCGGTTTGTGGGTCGTACCCCACGTGGAACGCTTGCCTAACCCATGGGGTAAGTTTGCGCTTGTCCATGTAGGGGTGGTATGCCTCAAACTTGGGCTCCACACCACCAATTATACAGATTTGCTCCCTTAATGGCTTTCCAATGGGGGCAAGTTTGCGCTTTCCGTCAACCTCAAAGGTTATAAACCTTTGCGTTAGCCACTTTGCGCCATACGCCCCTTTGTCCTCTCGGCCAAAGCATTTGCTTACAAACTCGCTTATTGAGGCAACCTTTCCGCAAGCAAAGCAATGCACACGGCCGGCGTTTTCCCCCTCGGCCTCTATTCCGCACGAGGGCTCGCGCTCCATTCCGTTGTTGTGCCATGGGCAACAAACCATAACGTCCCTTCCGGAGGCCTTGTACTTGGAAAGCATGGGGCTTCCGCTTGCCCTTAACTCAGCGTAAAGCGTTGCTATTACGTCAAGCGGAGGGGCGGCTATTAGTTGCCCATTAACCCTAAAAGACACCCTCGCCCCCTTGGTCGCCATATTCGGCGCTTTGCCGCTCAACTTGGCCAACGTCCATTGGGTTGTCCGCACTGGGTTGGTACGTGAACGTTCCGTGGTCCTTGTCCCACAAATACGTAAGGCTTACGCCCTCTCCGCCCCCACCTCGGTTTTTAATAACCTGCATGGTTATTGCCATGTCGCCAACTTGGGCAAGGCTAATAACCTTGGTGGAGTCCTGGCCAATGGCGTCGGCCCCATAAATGTTTTCCAACTCGGGCATTTCGCCCTTTTTGCCGACCATTTTAACCCCACTTCTGTTGCTTTGGCTAACGCCAAGCACAACAAGGTGGTTGCGAAGCGCCATGGCGCGCAAATCGGCGCTAATGTGCTCAAGGCGCTCCCTTCCGTCGCTTCCCCTAAGGGCGCGCTCGTCCCCCATTTTTGAGTATTGGTCTATGCCAAGCACCTCAATTCCGTGGGTTTTTGCAAACGCCTCAAGGTCGCTTACACTGGGTTGCCTTCCAAGGTCCTCGGGGGTGATAACGTAAAATGGGGCGTATCCGCCCTCCCTAAGTTTTTTTAGGTGGGCCTTGTACTCCGCCTCTTCCCTTATTAGGGCGCCCCTGTATATTTGGGAGTTGCTAAAATGCGCAACAAGCGTGTCAAACCTGCTTCCAATTTCGTTGGCCGGCATTTCGCCACTGTACATGCCAACGCGGTAGCCCTCCCTCCAAGCCTCGGCCAAAAACTTAAGCAAAACCCACGTTTTGCCAACGCCTGGCCTTGCAAAAATTGTAACGGACTCGCCAAAGGTGTCCCAACCATTAACAAGGTCGTCAAGTTCCTTTAGGCCGGTGGTTATAAACCCATGGCCCTCAAGCGCCTTGCGCTCATCGTACGCTTGCTCCCTAATGGCGCTCTGCGCAACAAGGTCTATTGCGCCCCTTTGGCCTTGCGCAAGCAATGACCCAAGGTTGGCGTTTAGGTAGTTAATAGCCTCAAAGGCGTTGCCCTCAAGCATTTCATATGCCTTTTTAACAAGGGGCACCGCTTGGTGAAACGCGTATTCCTCCCTGGCCTTGTCCGCCAAGTATTCCTCGCTTTCCGTTACCTCAACAACCTCAAACTCAGGAAATTGGGCAACAAATGTGGCAAGGTCCGGCACGTTTCCGTACTTTGCTTGGTGCTCCCTTATAAACGCGTATTCGCTTGCGTACTCAAAAAGGTGCTCCGCGCTAAGGTTGTTGCGCACCATAAAGGAAAGGCTTTGCTCCGCCAAAACCTTGTTAATAATTTGCAACTGTACCACGCATGTCCCTCCCTTTTAAAACAACCACCTCACTGTTGGTTTCAATGCGGCTGTAAAGCCTTTGGCCAACAAGGGCGAGCAAGGGCGCGCCTTGCATGTTTCCGTTGTAAATGTTGGCCAAGCCGGCGTTTATACGGGCGTCCAAAACGCCTTGCATAAG